CACAACCGCAGCGGGTACAACAAAAGAACCTTGTACTATTATAGTTCCGTCCATGTTATCTCCTTATACGTTTGTTGTACGTAGGTTAATGACCCATAAATCATTTGTGATTCGTGGGACTTCTGCAAACTTATAACCAACAGACGCATTTAGAGCTAGTGGACCATCATATATTGGTGGTCTATAAATAAATGATGCGGAATAACCATCCTGCTCAATACAAGCATAGGCTTCCATTCCAACAACGAAAATATTATAGACATCAGCTCCCAATAAAGATGCATTAGGAGTTACTGAACCAATACTAGATACCAAGAAACGAATGTTGCTAATAGCACCCCATTCTGAACGCAATGCATTCATTGGAGCTGGATAATTGGCTTTTTGTAGAAAACCAACAACACCTTCAAGATTTCCAACAACATTGGTTGAAGCTAATCCAAAATAAGCATCACGGATTGGGCCAGTTCCGAACTTATCTTCACCTTCAATATTATCCATGATTGTATAAGCGTTATTATTTAATAAAGCTCTTACAACATTTTGAATATCGGTGATTTCAAGTTCAGTTGGATTGTCTCCATTACCACCGTTAACCGCATTAATAAATGCAGCTGTACCGGCTAACATATCACGAGTTAACTGATCCTCAGTTTGACGGAGTGAAACTCCCAAACGAGCGGCACATTCGTTCAGGACCATTCTGTTACTTTTTTGACCTCAATTGAGGCGGGTAAACCTCTTCGGATTCACCTCTCATACTTTCATATGAGTTCAGACTATCGCATCCCTTTTCAGGGTCTTCTCACTTAGTCGTTCACGCTGCTTACGCTTGCGCCCTGTCACCCCGAAGGGCTTCCAAGTCAATCAGAGAAGATTTATAGACCCCATTCTTTTTAGGGTCTTGGTTTTGTAAGGTACATTCTGTTACTTTGATGACCATTTCTGGCGGGAAGTCTTGTTATTCCTTCCTCTTTATGTCTCCATAAAGATCCGACTTTCGCTTCATCTTTCGATGTCCACTCGCCTAAGTCTGTCACGCTAGACATTTATTATATTTATGGCACAATAGTTCCATATAGAAAGATAATCATGTTTGAATACGAAGATTTAGTATATATGGCTGGTATTTTTGATGGTGAAGGTTCAGTTAGTATAGATGTTCAATCACCCAACAAAACTAGAAAATATTACTATTATAGTTTACGCATAGTTCTAATTAATACCAATTTAATATTGATGGAATGGCTCGTGAAAACTTTTGGTGGCTCATATAGAGCTAGAAAAAAAATTGAGGGTAGAAAAACCTGTTATTGCTGGAGTAAATTTTCACGCCAAGCTGCAGAAATATTAGAACAATGTCTGCCTTATATGAAAGTAAAAAGAGATCATGTACTAATATTCCTAGAATTTATGAACACTATGGGAAAAACTGGTTGGAACGTTAGCGAAGAAACTCGTAACCATAGACAACTTTTATATGAAAAAATGCGTAAATTGAACCAATTTGGAATACAATAAACCCTTGCGCCTTGTCACGCTCGCCTTTACGTTAGCGCTTCCAAGTCAATCAGAGCGGATTTAAAGCAGGCTATCTGCTTACAAAATCAAGAATTTCAAAGATCTATTTTAATTAACCTGCTCGTTGAGCGTTACATAAGTCTTTACGCTTCAACTACTATGGCACTTTTACCATAGAATGAAATTGTTGCATCTATGTCAACTGCTGTGAGCGCTTGATTAGGAGGGTAAACCCCGGTATTTCCTAACGGCACCATTGCAGTAGCCAAGGGATTATATCGTCGCATACGAAGAGTTCTACCACCATTACGTGGCATATTCTTCTTCATAGCAGGAATTTTATGAATCATATTAGGCACAGGTACTGACAAAAGCTTATAAGAAAAGCTTTGTTGTACCGGAGCCGGTAATATGGTTGTAGTTGTTATAGGCATTAAAAGACTCCTTAAAATATATGTATAAACACACACTTTAAGCTGGACGATGGCTTGATTATACGTCCGTTTGAGTGGATGAGGCTCAAGTTATACATCCGAATAGAATGAGCGACATTCCTAATCACGCTTATGCAAATATACTATATTGAATAATAAAAATAAAAGGGAACAGAAAATAAATATCCATAAAAGATTATTTACTTCGTTCATAATCATATTATTTTAATTTACGCCATGCATAGATAGCGCTGACCACAGAAAAAGTTACAGTAAACATGATAAGTACAAAATTTAATATTTCTCTTTCTTTCATGTTACACCTATTTATTTTTCATTGCCTCCAATGTTTCTTTCCAAAGTTGTTTTTTTAGATCATCAGTTAAACCTTGCGCGAACACGTTCGCTTTTGTCAATGGTGAATCACCTTGTTGGGCACCAACGCTTGCTAAAGGTCTTGGTTTGGATGCATTTTTTATTGCCCTATCGCGATCCTCAACATAAAGATCTTCTTTAACCACACCTAATTCCTTAATTAATTTATAAACTGAAACACCTTTTGAATATGCATCTGCTTGAGAAGAATGAATAGTTGCACATAATTCTGGATAAGCCGATCTTAACTTTTCAACGTTATCAACTGATACAACTTTATCAAAGTCTGGAAATTCATTCTTAAGTTTATTTTCTGTTGCTTGAAGAATCATCTGCTGTTGAATAGCCCTGAGTTCTTCTTGCTGTTTTTTTAACTTCTTGTTATAACTACTTAAATGTTTTCCCTCAACGAGATCATCCGGATTTATATTGTACTCTGGCTCCTGTTCTTCATGTTTGCTATCTTGGGAAGGTTTGCTTTGTTTGTCTGTCAATTCCTTATAGGCCTTTAAAACCTCATCACGTTCTCTTTCAGCTTTTTCCTTTTGTTCTCTAATCTGTCTAAAATTTTTAGCCTGTGCTGTTTCTTCTTGCTTTGGCTCTTCTTTAACAGGTTCTGGTTCAGGTGCTGCCTCAACTTCAGGCTCTTCAGTTTGTTGAGGATATGTTGCTGCTATTTCTGGATGCATTTCAAGTTTTTGTTGGGGTTGTGGTTGTTGTGCTTCGGTTGTAGTTTCTGGGGGCAAAGGTGGCATTTCTATTTCAGGTTTTTTATTCTTTTCCATATTAGTATGGTACGACATTATTAACTCCTTCTAGTTGGGGACTGTCTATTTTTTCTCCGTTGTACTTCTTGCAAAGTCTCAATAATGTACCATTGTCAAATTTAATAATGAAGCTTAAAAGTTCATGTTCTTCTGGTGGAATGTTATTAATATTAGCTTTCATAAGATGACAGGTTTCACGATCAGGAATAGTCCAAATATATTCTATACGTCCTTTTGGCCTGTTATATCTGAAAACAGATTGATCATAGTTTGGAGTAGGGCAAGTTAATCTATCAATAAAATAATTTCTGTAAGTATGTGTTAATAAACGTTCTTTTTTTGTTTCAACATGAATAAAAAAGCTGGTTGAATATTTTTTTAATCCACGATTAACAGCATCAAGCAGATTGGCCATATACTCTTTTTGTAGGGTGCGTTGCACCTCGATTGGATCTCTGCTATCGGGAGTTTTAAGAGCAAGGTCATTAACAATAGATCCTAACGTTCTCTTTTTCATGAATGTTTCCATTCTACAGAAAAACTTTTACCATCATCCGATACTTTTGAAGTTGCACCCTTTAAATGAAAACTTTGTTCAGCAAGATCCATCTTTCTATATGCCCATGCTTCATCTGTTATTGAACCATAATAACCACCCAAGGTTGCTTCACATTCTTTAAAGTTAATAGTTCCAAAGTTAGCAAGTGGTTTTGGCTGTCCTTGAACTATAAAAGATTCGACTACCCATTGGCCCGATGATCTTAATCCATATGATTGCGTACATTCATAAGGACATGTTGTAAAAACAAACTTGGTATTATTAAATATTTGTAATTCATATACGCCATTTCTGGTATAGACAACTGATGCACTTATTGAATCACCTTCACTGATTGGGAAATCTACAATTTCATATGGTGGATTTGGGTAAACTGAAAACCATGCAAAGTTGTGTTGCTTACCATCGATCCAATTATGGGAAGTACCTATTTGTTCTATAAAATTATTTAACCAACCATCCATTCCTACCCAGATACTACAATAAGCATCTATTGGCATTGGCTTTAATTTGGGTACATCCCAAGTTCCCCATATTGTTCTAACTTGATCTCTAAGTGGATTTTCTAGATTTTTAAATATCATCATGCCCGCCCAATTTGAACTATTGAAGCTTTTACATGAACCAATACAAGGTTTACTTAAATAAACTGCAGGTTTAATGTAATCAATATTTATTGGTCTTATTGGACAATTAAGATCCAAATATTCACGACTTAGACTACTACTTGTAACGATTAATAGAAAAAGAAGCTTTTTTAACATAAACACCCTTTTAGTTGGGGAGTTTTTAGGCTCCCCATTATTATTACTTACTTTCAAATACACATGAACCACATGGACTTGAGCTATGAGGATCGCATTGCAATGGTTGACAAATAACAACCCTCTGCCAGCAA